CTTCAACCTCTTGTAGTTGATTAAAGCGACGCTCAGTTATACCGGGCAGGCCAGCGAGATTTTTCTCTATGTTACCATAGACAGCAACTTCTCGTCGTGCTTCTTCTAATTCCTGTTCATAGTGTTGTATGAAATCAGGTATCGAATTAAGACTAGCTACTACTTTTGAATACCACATAAGTCCTCATATTTAATTAACCATGGAAAAAGCTCTCGCCATTTGGTATTTCTGCGTCGATCTAGCTCATCTAAATAAGTTATTAATTTTAGTGTTTCTTCTTTATTATATACGGAATTTTGAATATCAGCAATCACTCCTTGCATATGAGTTTTTGCATGATCTCCCCTCCATGTGTCTATTTCCATTAAATTTAATATGTTCTTAAAATCTTCCACAAACTCTTCTGCACCTAGTATCATTGGGTGCATATAACTAGGATAGATTGTAGTTTGAAAATAATGCTCGATCTTTCTATTTTTTGTCCAAGCTGCCATTAATTCTAATAATTCTGGCAAAGTTTTAATTGTAAGTACGGATATTGTATTATTAATATTTAATGTAATCCAACGCTCTGATATTAGATATTCAAAATTTTCTCGCCATTGCTTTAAATTTAGCCCATATCGAACAAATTCCTGCTGAGGTCCCCAACAATCAATGCTGGCAGTTATCTCAAGACGTTTAATTTTTTTGTTTATTATTAATTTTTTTATAATATCGATATAGTTTGTTAATTTATCTTGTGATATCATTAAATTGGTTACTATATTAAATTCCAATTTAGGGCAAGGATTATTATCAAAAAAATCAAGGAACGTGTCAAATTGTTTCTGATAAAACGGCTCCCCGCCCAATAGATGTAATCTTTCCAAAGTGTGTGCATTATCCTGCATCCACTGCCAAAATTTTTCCTGTATTTTATCGAAATTAGTTTCTTTTTTGTATGTAGATTCTAATACTAATCCGTTTTTTTCAAAACGCCCGTATTTTTTTAATTCATGATCTATACGTGAACTCAGTGAAGGAATACAATATACACAACTTAAATTACAAGTATTATCAATATAAACTTCTAATATTGTAGGATTTACTACGGTTGCTGTGGGATTTTGTTCTAATTCCACAGGTGATAAGTTTGGGACTTGTAAGAAAAATTGTCTATCACTCTGACCTACTCCTGTACGTTCAATGTTTTCACAATGCTGACATCCGGCCTGGGGCCATTCACCACGAAGCATAGTTTCACGCTGTTTTATTTTTTCAACAGTGTTGTGAAAATTAAACGATTCTATATCAAACGTTAATGGGTCAACCCTATGACAACTTTGTGTTGTTTTGGTCGCTAATGCGATCGTTGACCATGCCCATTTAAGTTGACAAGCAGTTTTAGTCTCTATAGGAAAATAACGTTTTTGTGGGGGGTTCACTAGTAATCATCACCGTCATTTTCTTCATCGGCGATTGCTTGATCTTCTTCATCGCCGAGATATTCTTTAACGGCACGACCTAGATAAGCATCAGTCCCACCAAAGGTTTTAAGTTCACTTTCAGTGATATTATGATCAGCCGCAACACTGATAACGTGATCAGCGGCAGCCTGGCGATCCTTAGGACCAATATACTCTTTACAAGTAAGCCAAACTTCACTAGCAATGTCTAATTCAATGCTCATTCTGCTATCTCCTCTTCTGTTTCTTCAACTACTTTTGATTCAGTACTTAGCAGGGTTACATTAGATGATAATTCTTTCATAACCTTATCTAAGCAACCATCTTCATTACGTTCCCAGGCTTTGCGGAATTGTTTAATAGCTGTTTTATCAGCAAAGGTATAGACTAAACTGTTACCCTCTTTCTTAAGCAAGTTCTTAGCTTCTAACATGTCTGTTAGTCCACTGTATGGACTCATACCAGTTTCATATGGAATTTCTACCTGTACACTTTCAAACGGTTTAGCATATCTAGTCTTCATGATCTTACAAGCAGCACGGATACCGTTAACTGTTGTGGTCTTATTACCATCAGCGTCTGTTTTAAGTTTAAGTTTACGCATAGCAACAACGATTGAACTTGCATAGATAAAGCCTTGGCCGCCACTAATCTTATCATCAGGATCAAACATGTCCTGACTAGCGTATGTATGGTTAGTACAAACTAATCCAAGATTTAGTGTGCCAAACATATTAACACAGTTACGGACCAGTGCCGTAAGTGCTTTAGGTTTACGACCCATATCACCCTTCATTTCACCTGCTTCAAACTGATTAACGTCTGTTGGTGTTAGCATCATACCTAAGCTGTCTAGAACAAACAACACTTTTGGGCGATCTTCTTCTGGTAGTGTGCGATACTCTTTAACAAAGTCACTAATTACTTTAGCTACATCATCAATCATAGCCATGTTAAGTTTTAGCAATTTGTCTTCTGTAGTATCTACACCAAGTGCGTGCAACCATGCCTCGTCAAGTGCGTTTTCTGTATCAATTAAGATTACATAAATGCCCTGTTCTTGTGCATGTCGTACAATATTACCTGAACAGATAAATGATTTACCTGCACCTGACTCTCCAGCAAACACTGTAACTTTACCCATCGGAATACCTCTTTCAAAATTGCCGGATAGTAAGTAGTTCAATGTGTAATTACCAGTGCTGATCCAATCGGTTGGATCATTAAATCCAATACCAAGTCCATCGATCGACTTAGTAATTGACTTTCTGAATTTACTAATATCAAATGGTTTTGCCATGTTTATTACCTCTTTAAATTAAAATAATTGATGCTCGATTATTATCTCGAGAATTTCTGTATAATATTTTTCGATACTCAACTAAATTTGTTGCCAAATCTGGTATATTTCCAATTGGTATCTGATTAGTTATTAATTTTACACTCTGTTTGCCTGCCCAGTCAAGAAATTCTTTGCTATATGGTATAGTCTGTGATTTTGACAGGTTCAAATGAAAACTAAATTCTAAATTTTCATAATTATAATGATCTTTATAAACTAAATCATCATCAAAATTAATAAATTTATCATAATACTGTCTGCCCACATACGTATACCCAAAAGAAAAATTAACTACATCATTATTTGAAACTAATGTATCAATGAATGGATTTGGAAATACTTCCCATTTCTTTTTGGCACTAAATTCTAAATTATCTTGTTCAAACGATCCTTCTAATCCATGCACACCGAGATTTACTTCTTCATACGGATATATGTAGCCTAACATCGTTAGTGCTTCGGCTAACTTTATTTCTCGAATTTCGTCAGGATATTTTTCATGTAGAATACTACCCAATCTTGCTTTATTGGGATCTGCATTGAATCTTAAATTATCTATATTTATAGTATGTTGTTGTGAAAAAACCCAATCGCAATGTAATTTATTTAGAAAATTTTGATCTAGATAGTCATCGAGATTATTTTTTTGTTCAAACAGAGTATCAATTAGATCATACATTACTTCATTGGATTTACTAATAGCCCAATGTAAGTGTGTAATTTTTGGATCGATCGCAGAAGCAAGTTTTCTATCATTTGAAAAAGAATTTTGTAAATCAGTATTAACTTTTTCAACAAAATATTGCATTAACTGTTCGTTATGCACAACTTTAAATGGTATAAAATCGCCAGTGTTTTTAAAAACTAATTGAAATCTCATATTATTCCTAATTAGAAAAGGCAGCGAATCTCGCTGCCTTACCATTCAACTAAGATGTCTTCTGACGGTTACGGATCATCGCTAGGATGTCTTCGGCACGTGCTGTTCCACCTGCTGGAGGTGTTGCAACTGGTGCTGTAGGAGCCGCAGGTGCTGCCTCGGTAACCACTGGAGCGACCACAGCTGGTGCAGTTTCAAATTCTTCATCTGCTGGTGCTGGTGTTGCTGTTTGTGCTACAGGTGTAGCTGATTCAGCTGAGACGATTGTTACGCCTCTTGGTTTGTAATAATTACCCCAACGTTCTGCGTCATATGCTTGACCATCTACACTTGCTTCAAACATTTCTTTCATAACTTTAAGTTCAACTTCGCTTGGTTTCTTAGGTAAGAAATCTTTCAAGTTGTATAAGCCATGAGTTTCAATCGCCGCAGCTTCTTCTGCTGTTAGTGCAGATTCTTTGCGTGACCATTTACTAGTTGAGTAGTCAGCATAACCACCTTTTGATGTTTTAGTAACAGTAAAGTCTAAACCACCTTGGTAGTCTGTTGGCAAGTTTTCTAACTCTGGATCAAGTAATGCTGATTTGATCAAGTTAAAAATCTGTGGACTAATGATAAATCTACGAATTGGATTTTCTGGTGTCTTATCGTCTGTGATAGGATTCTCACGCACAAAACCTTGGAACAAGTATGATCTTTTCTTCCAATACTTACGACCCATTTCTTCTAGACTTTGATCCTTGAACCAAGTACGTACTTCTGCTAAGATTGGACATGCTTCGCCCCACATCTCAACACATGGTACTTGTACAGTGACTGGTTTACTATCTGCTTGGCCTTTAACGCCAGCAAACGGTAAGTTGATCATTGCTCGTTCTGCCCAAAAGAATGTGTTTTTTGTGTCTGCGTCTGGAAGGAATCTAATGCGAGCGTTTGTGCCTTCTTGGATGTTCCAGTGTGCGTAGATAGCGTTGTCGCCACCACCTT